CCACGTATTAGCTTTAGCCCAATCCGTAGCCCTTGGATCTGCGACTGGTGCAGGGGCGGTTGTTTCTTCTTTAACAGTTACAGGAGTTTCATTCTCTTGTAAAGTAGGAAGTTTAAAACTATCTAACTTATCAGCTTTAATCTTGGCAGTTGTTATACTTTCTTGTGCATCGACAACGGCATCTGCCTCACCAGCTTCATAGGCTACTTTATATGCTGCTTTAGCGTTTGCTAAGTCTACTTCTGCAGATTTCTTAGCTTGGTCCAGCATAGTTGTTTGGTTCTTAACAGTAGTGTTCTTTAACTGTTTATTTTCTGCTACAAGCTGCTGTGCTAACTTTTCAAGCTCTTGCCTTTCACGTAAGGCCGTTTCTTTCGCTCGCCTTTCGTCGTGGTAGCCTTTACTAAAGTGCTTGATTCTGTTTTTGACCTTGTCAGAATAATCTTCAAGTTCTTCATCAGTAATTTCAGCTGGAGCTTCAGACGCTTTACGGCCTCGGTCAGCTTTTGGTGTATCGTCAACAACTTCAATGTCATACGAATCTGCATCATTATTCTCTGCACCCGTAGTTTTAGCCTTAGTTTTGTTATATTCATCTTTTGTTGCCTTTCCAGATATATCTATCTCTACTGCACTAGAAGATTCTACTTCAATGTTTTTGTTTTCTGCTTCATCAGGAAACTGATATTCTACTTTTTCAAACGCCATTTTCTTCTCCCTATACCGCTCTTTGTATGCCAGTGGGATCAGCTATAGTAGCTTCTATCGAATCATCGTTCATTAAACGATATTCTAACCCATTGACAGTAAATCTTGTACCTGTATTAGCACGGAACATAACATAATCACCTGGCTCACACCAAGCTCCTGTTGGGAATCTATCAGCATCGCTATAGGCTTCGTCACCCATATCCACTACTAATCCCATGATTGACATTATATGATCGTGCCTTTTGGCTGTTTCGGTCTTTAACACGTTAGTACCTTCAAATGTATCTTCAATTTTAGGTAACGCTACTAGTACTCGATAGCCTACAGGTTTAGGGAGTTGTGCTTCTATTTCATCATCAGTTAGCACTGGCTGATCTTTTGCTGTTTCAGTCATCATCATCATCTTCCATTTGGTTGCGCGAGAGGTCTTCTATTAATTGCTTACTGACCTCGAGACCCCGTATCAAGCCAGTGACTTCCTTATACTGGGAAAAGTCTTTTGGACCTCCAGTTACAAGGAATTGTGTTGAAGATAACTTCTGTTCTTCTATTTGTTGTATGAGCACGTCATAGACGGTTTTAGCCATAATTATCCTTTGTTCATAGTTTTAAGTATGTCAATATTTTTTCGATCTTCTTTATCTTTCTTGTCGGTTGCTAACTTAACGTTGTCTTTTTGAGCTTGTATAAATAACTCAGCTTTGTCCATTTTAAGATCTTCTTTGTCTTTAGCCGCTTGTAACTGTAGTTTTGCTTTTTGGACAGCTAAGTCATCAGCGTCTTTTTTAGTTTTACGTTGAACTTCTGCTTGTTTAATTTGAAGTTCTTGTTGTTGCATCTGTATTACAGGATCTTTAGCTTGCTGTTGCGCTTGCTGCTGCGCTGCTTGTTGTTGATGTGATTGGGTAAGTTCTTTACCTGCTTCAGCTACTAGTCTAGCTAAGTCTATTTCAACTTCTTCTGGTAACTCTGCATTTGGTGCAGGTAATGGTACACCTAATCGCTCTTCTATCTGTTTACGATAATTAAATCCTAGATGCTCAGCTATATGCGCTTGTAAGGAAGCCATTATTTGTTGCGCTTGCGGGTTTTGCCCTATCATTTTTGCAACAGCTGGGTCTTGCATAAAAGACATATGCGTTTGTATATGAGCATCGTGGTCTTGGTATATAAAAGCTTTCATAGGTTTACCAACTAGTGCGTTCATGTTCTCACTGATTGGATCCGCAGGCTTCATGTCATCTTTTATAGGAACAAGTTTGTCTGCGTTCTTTACGCCTAGTACTTCAATCATCTGCCTGTGCAACTGCGGTAAGTCATATATCTGCGGTGCTTGACTAGACATTTGTAACACAGCCTGATATTGCACAACTCTTTGCGCCATAGTGGAACTGTTAGGATCACTTACAGGTATAACTTCAACCATTTCGTAATCAGATTGTCTAGCACCAACCTCGCCTCTTAGAGGTTGATATGAATACTCCGCTGGCGCGTATTCTGCTAATAAAACTTTGAGGAGTTTAAACTCTTGTTTCATAGCATAGTGAACGCGAGCTTGTACCGCAGCCATAGGCTTTAGAGTCCGCTCAAGGAGTGCCAGCGTTGTGCCAACTGGAGCATTAGCTGACATGTCTGAGATATTCATATCGCTAATTGCGCCTAGTCTTCGGCCTTCTGTAGTAATCTGATTAAGCAAAGCTAGTAGAGTTTGACTAGGTTCCTTATATGGGAGTGGCATAATGTTGTCGCGTATACTACCACTTGGTACGTCAACATCTTTAAATTCTCCAGGTTCTATAGGGGTGTCGTCACCCTTAATACGCAGTCCGCGAGATTTTAGCCCGCCAGGGAGATTGGACAATGTGCCTGCATCCACGAGCTGACGTATTAAGGATGTACCCGCACGAGCGTATCCACCTATTATGTGTATAAGTCCTAACCCGTAAAACCCAAAACCTGGGACGTACACATAGTGTACAAAGTGTTGTCTTTTTAATTTAAGTTCGTCATCGGGGTTCCAGTTTCTACGAATAGATAACACTTCGTTAGAACCACGCTCGATACTAACAACGTATGGTTTAGCAATTTCATCGTCTGAATCGTCGATACCTTCAATAACAAGATCAGCGTGCACTTCATATATACTGTGTCTGTCATCATCAGTAAGAGAATAACCACCTTCTTCGGCTTTACGTTCTTCTATATCAGTATGAAACGCCTGTGGTTCTCCTAAGTCTATGTCACGATAAAACTTGTTTGCCTGTAGTTTTCTCATTTCATTCTTAGTCTTACGCATTACGTGTGTAACACGTTCTGCTGTCTCTATGTGCGAAGCGCCATAAGGTACTACCACGTCCTCGGCAGGTATATACAGGGCAACCTGTCTACCTAAGTTAGGATCATAATAAACTTTTTTAAACGACGAACCTGCTAAACCTAAACTATAAAGTAATCGTTCATGCTCGGGTCTATACTCGACCATATTCTCAGTTAACTCGTAGTTCATGTCAGCCTTAACACGGGCTGCGGCTTCGTCTTTTTCTTTTGTCTCTTCTCCAAGTACTTTAATTCTGACAGGTCCTGCTGCAGGAAATGTCTCACTCATAGTTTCAGCTTGGAATCTTATAGCGGCTTCTGCAAGTACTGTTGAGTATACTCCACAAGCTCCTTCCCAAGGTTCTGTACGTTCTTCGTACTTAAACCCTAGAACATCTAATCCTTTAACAAATGTGTCTGCCCAATCTTTACGACTATCAAAGTCACTGTCCACTAAATCAATGAGATCATCAGCCAGTATGGATAACTCGTCTTCTTCCATCTCTTCGGCAATGTTGGCGTTAAACCCACCCTTTTCAGTGTCTCCTCCAGGAATTATAGTAACCTCTACGCTACCATCATCTAGTGTAACCATGTCGGGGTTTACGATTTCAATCTCAAGATCAGCTTCAGGCATTTCACCTGTTTCTAAAATCTCTTCTTCTATACCCATCGGAGCAGGGTTTAACCCTTTTTCTATTGCCATTAGTAAAATCCACTTCCTCTACGTTTAAAGTATCTAGTCTCTTCTGGTTCGTCACTAGGTAATCTTATAAAGCCACCCTGTCTAAATCGCATTAATGCCATAACAGTTGAGTCAACTAAGTCATCATGACTCATAAATGGAAATCCTGCAATCTCTTCTATAACTTCTTCTCCCCAGCGTGTATCTGGAACCCAACATAACCCCGAGGCTACGATATCAGATACGGAGTTTAATCTTGCTAACTTGTCGCCTGACCCTCTATGTGGTGTGTATTCTTGTACGGGCAATCCCATTCGTCTCATTTCTTGGTAAAGCGCAGTACCTGAACTTTTCTTCTCCACTATGAACGCATCTGGATCCCATTCTGCATATTCTTCCATTGCTAATTCTTTTAGCTCTGGGAACTCCATACGCTTTTTTATACTATTTAGCAATATAATATTATACGCGTCAATCTCTTCGTTAAGAAAAACTCCCCATGTAGTCAATGCCGTATAGTCAGCTCTGTTGTGTTTCTCTGCCGCAGCGTCAAGTGACATGATAATATATTCACATGACGGAGGTTCTTCTTTAGTCCACCTATTCCACCATTCTCTTTTTACAAGAGCCGCTTCTTCTGCGGTGGGTTCTTGCTGGTACTGAGCGTTCCACTGGAACACAGGCATAGATGCTTTAGTACGTAACAACGCTTCTAAATCAAAAAACTCAGGCCATAACGGTTTCTGCTCTGATTTCTTAGTCTTCTTATTAATAGTGTCTAGTATAGCAGGAAACTCTACAACTTCATACTGGTCAGCTCTTTCGTTATGCCCCATGTCTTTAGTCACACGTCCTGTCAAATCATCCATGTGCCAACGCGTTTGTATAATAGCCACACGCCCGCCAGGCATTAGTCGCGTTCTCGCTCCATAGGTAAACCACTCATATGCTTTTTCAAATACACCAAAGTTTCCGTTAATGACATCTTGCTCGGAATGGGGATCGTCAACGAGCAGGAGGTCAGCACCACGACCAGCAATAGATGAGCCGATACCACACGCATAATATTCTCCCCCTGAGTTTGTATTCCATCTTCCCGCTGACTTAGAGTCTGATGCAAGCTGCACCGTTGGGAAAATGGCTTGGTATTCCTCTGTGGAGATAAGATTACGTACTTTTCTTCCAAAGTCTACCGCTAAATCAGTAGTGTGTGATACCATCATAACTTTCTTATTAGGGTTTCTGCCTAAAAACCACGCTGGAAAGAATATTGACACCAACTGTGACTTACCATGTCTAGGGGGTATATTTACGCAAATTCTGTCTTTCTTACCCTGCTCGATATCCATTAACATGTTAGCGAGCATCCTGTGATGCTTACCTACAATGTAATCGTGCTGCATATGTTTACAAAACGCTATAAGATCGTCGTACACAGCCTTGTTGTGCTTCCGTTTTCCTAGTTCATCAACTAGTGTATCTATTTCCTGTACTTCTTCAGACGAATATTGGTCTAAGTTAGCCAACATAATGCTTATTTCGTCCTCAGAGAAGTCGATAACGGCTTTACTCATCTTTTGTTTTCCAAAAGTACTCGTCTGTGTCGCCTAATCGCGTTAAATTACCATTTTCTACCTGATACTCTACTGTACTAACCTTAAAATCAGGAGTTAAGGGCTCTTGTGGGGTCAAAGAGTTGTCATAGACCCTCATTCTGTTGTTAGGATACAGGCAAAACTGCCCATTATCTAGTTTTAACAGGTTATGTGACTTGTGTTCAGCGGGTGTTTCGCTGGTGCTGTAGTCTACAGCGTTTATATCTGAATGATAGTTATCCAACGTACACACATAAGAACCTGTTAGTGGGCCATGATCTCTACTTAATACCTGAAAGTCCATTGAGCCGATGAATTGCTTATAAACAGCAACGACACCATAATCCATGCAATTCCAAAATTGCAAATTATTAAGCGGAAGATCAGGCGATGGAGTTTTCTTTTTGTGAAGAAACGCGCTGATAGGTAGCTTATCAAACAGAGCACCATATTCAGGTAAATAAGTTTCAAAGTAAAACGCCCGTCCAGGAATAGATTTAGCACTAACCCAGACTCCAGCGACAAATTCCCCATGTCCATCTTTGTGATCCCTTAAATATTCTTTTCTAACCCACACATCTTTCGAGGGTAAATTACAAATAAGCTCACTCATCCTTTTCTATACCTAACTCTTTATCTAAATCAAACGACTCTCCGTCAATTACAATAGGCTCTTGGCTTCTATCATCTTCTACCTTAACTAACTTGTTTAACTTAACGCGTAACTTCTCACGCAAATCGTCAGTGGATTGATGAGTTACTGTAATCTCGGACTTTTCTGCAAACAAGCTAACGTCAGACATCTTACCTAAAAGCTCCAAAGCTCTAATACGAACTTTAGGGTCAGGGTTCTCGGTCTCTAACAATAACTTATTAGTAACAAGATGACGTATGTGAGTGGCGCTCTCCACAACAGACTGACCGAATTCTTTTAGTATATTGTTAGTTAACACAAGACTTGCAGGTGTAAGAGTGGCTGCTTTCTTTGCAGTAATTTTTTTAGATGTATCTTCAGGATTGTCTGCGTAGGCAACGGTTAGTTTTGCTGCAATGTCTTTGTCTTCTTTAGTGGGTTTTAGGTCTAGACCATGTTTCTCAAGTTCTAGTGCGGACTTAGCGGCATACTCTGTGCGCGTCTTCAAATCTACAGGTGGCAGATTGTGCGAAAACTCAATACCTAGTTCAGGTTCTACTAATATAGTCATATGTTCTCATCGCAGGTTGTTAACCGTTGATTCATATATATACATAAAAAAAATTTTTACAAGTGATAATAAAATTACTATGGGGGGGTTCCCCT